TCAATGTGATTGATTCTCCTCGAACTATCAATGTAGATTCTGTTGATATCTGTATGATGCCATGGATTTGTGCAGAAAACTATACTCAATCTATGCAAGAAGTGAAAGACACGATTGCGACTACCTGCATGGGTCACTTTGAGATTCAAGGATTTACGATGCACCGTGGTGCAGTGTGTACAGATGGACTTGAACGATCAATCTTTGATAAGTTTGATTTAGTCTTTTCTGGTCACTATCATCATCGTTCAAACAATGGATCAATTCATTATCTTGGCAATCCTTATGAGTTAACTTGGATGGACTATGATGATCCACGTGGTTTTCATCTTTTTGATTTGAAAACTAAAGATTTGGAATTTATTGAGAATCCAAATAGAATGTTCCATCGAATCGTTTATGATGATAAAGTCGAAAGTCTTCAGTCAATTACACAAAAAGATCTGTCGATTTATGGTGGGAAATACGTTAAAGTTATTGTAGTGAATAAGACTAATCCATATATGTTTGATGTATTCATCAACAATTTGTATAAAGTTAATCCAGTTGATATTGCAATTGCAGAAGACTTTACTGAACTTGAAGAGACTGAAGAAGACGTTGTAAATGAAACAGAAGATACAACTACAATCTTAAATAAGTACGTTGACAACTTGACAACTGATCTGAATAAAGATAAACTTAAGGTTCTACTGAAAGAACTCTACGTCGAAGCACTCAATCAAGAAGTATGATTACATTCACAAAAATCAGATGGAAGAACATTCTTTCCACGGGTAATGCTTTTACCGAAATCGATTTGACTCGGTCCACCAATACACTCATAGTGGGACAGAATGGCGCTGGGAAATCAACCATACTTGACGCTTTTACTTTTGTTCTTTTTGGCAAACCGTTCAGAAAGATCAACAAACCTAATCTGTTGAATTCTATCAACCAGTCAAATGGTGTTGTTGAAGTAGAATTCACTATCGGCAAAAGAGAATACAAAGTAATCCGTGGACTGAAACCTAACGTCTTTGAAATCTTCTGCGATAATGTATTGCTCAATCAAGATGCAAAGTCTAAAGATTATCAAGAACATCTTGAGAAATTTATTCTCAAACTGAATTACAAGTCTTTTACTCAAGTTGTGATTCTCGGTTCTGCATCGTTTGTTCCTTTTATGCAGTTGTCTGCTGCTGATCGACGCACGATTATTGAAGATCTACTTGATATTGGTATCTTCTCTTCTATGAATGCAGTCGTTAAGACTCAACTATCTGAACTTAAAGATAGGCAGAAAGATATTGACTATGAGATGAGACTTGTTGCAGAGAAGATAAAGATCCAAAAACAAAACATCGAAGATCATAAAACAAACTCGGCAGCAGAAGTTGCAAAGAAACGAGAAGAGATTGCATCAAATAGTATCGCCATTATTAAACTTAAAGAAGATATTGTTAAGATTGAAAAACACGTAGACATTATGTTAGAGTCTTTGAGTGATAGAGCACAGACTGAACAGAAGTCTAAGAAGATGCTTCAGATCGAAGCTAAATTTGAATCTAATAAAAGTAAAGTCGAGAAAGAGATAGAGTTTTACGATAACAATGATAATTGTCCAACTTGTCATCAAGCAATTCATGAAGATCATAAAACTAAGAGCATTACAGAAAAGAGAGATAAGTTAAATGAGATTGAGAAAGCAACTGGATTGTTGTTGATCGAAATTGATAAAACAAATAAAAGACTTGATGAAATTACGAAGACACAAGAAAGTGTTAGAAGTCACTCTTCAGAAATTGTTAAGTTGAATACTCAATTCAAATCACTGAATACTTTTAACGAGAAACTTCTTAGTGAGATCAATCAGATTGAACGAACTGCTTTTTCTTTTGAAACTGACAATACTAAGTTAAAAGAACTGAAAAGTTTGTTAGAGGATCACGTTAAAGATGCAAAACAATGTGCGGAAGATAAACAGTATTATGAGTACGCATCTGTTCTATTGAAAGACTCCGGCATCAAGACTAAAATCATCAAGCAGTATTTGCCTGTTATGAACAAGTTGATTAATAAATACCTCACTGCGATGGACTTCTTTGTCAACTTTAATCTTGATGAAAACTTTGAAGAGACTATCAAGTCAAGGCATAGAGATGAATTTTCGTATGCTTCTTTCTCTGAGGGTGAGAAGATGCGTATCGACTTAGCACTTTTGTTTACTTGGCGACAAGTGGCAAAGATGAAGAACTCTGTTAATACTAATCTATTAATTCTCGATGAAGTGTTTGATTCATCTCTTGATGGAGTCGGCACGGAAGAGTTTCTTAAACTTCTAAATTCTCTAGACAATAACACGAATGTGTTTGTCATATCGCATAAAGGTGATCAACTTTTTGACAAATTTAGATCGGTTATTAAATTTGAGAAACGGAACAATTTTTCACAGGTGGCAAAATGAGTGATATTATCACGTTCGATACTGATGCATGGAGAAAAGATTTAAAGTCTTCATCAATGACCGTTAGTACTAAAGTTAGTACATTTAAACTGGTGTCAGAAAATGATCCAATTCTAAAAGAAGTTATTCCTGAATTTGATTTTAATAATCCCTCAGTTAATCCTAATGCATTTGCAAGTTCATTAGTCGAGACCTGCATCAAACATGAGGGATTTGGACTATCTGCAAATCAATGCGGGTTCAGACATCGAGTCTTTGTTGTTGGTGCTGGAGATGAATATGTTGCATTCTATAATCCAAAGATTGTTTCATCGTCAGGCAGTTCTAAATTGCCAGAAGGATGTTTGTCTTTTAAAAATCTTTATCTAGAGATTGAAAGACCAGAATCGATTGAAGTTGAATATCAAGACTTTACTGGTGCATATAAAACTGGTAAATTCACGGGACTCACGGCACGGTGCTTCCAACACGAGCTTGACCACCTGAACGGAGTGTGTTACACTAGTCGTGTTGGTCCTGTTGCCCTCAAGATGGCGTACAAGAAAAGAATCAAGTTTGTTCGTGCAACTGATTAGGAACATATTATGAAAGTGAATGAAAGCACAGATTATGAAAATTGCATCGGCGTTAAAGACACAACCCAGGCAATTACTTTTGAAGACCTACTAGGTGATATACCAGATCCCTCTACCAGTACTCCTGACTGGAAGAAGCATTGGAAAGGAATGCCTGAGTATGAACAAGATAAGAATCCACCGTATAAACAGATCTATTTGAACTTTAGGAATAAAGAAGACTATGAAGCGTTTGCTAAACTAGTCGATCAAAATCTCTCAGAGAAGACTAAGAGTATTTGGTATCCAAAACTAGATCGTGAAGAGAACTCACTGCTTCGATGGATTGAAGAATGACTAATCCTGTTCATCCTGTTTATATTATTTCTAAGTCTCGTCATGAGAGCATGAAGACTTCTAGATCATTGACTAGAATGAAAGTGCCTCATTACATTACGATTGAACCGCAAGAAGAATCACTATATGAACAAGCACTAGACAACTTTAAACTTAGAGATTATGTAACTCTTTTGATTGCTCCATTCTCTAATCACGGAGATGGACCTGGTCGTGCAAGAAACTGGTGTTGGGATCATGCAATCTCTATTGGTGCAGAGAAACATTGGGTTCTTGACGATAACATCGATGACTTCTATAGACTTAACAGAAACAAAAGAATTCGTGTAGAGTCTGGTGCAATCTTTAAGGCAGCAGAAGACTTTGTTGATCGATATGAGAATGTTCCAATCTCTGGGTTTCAATATCGATTCTTTATTGCGCCAAATAGTTTTTATCCACCGTATGTGAAGAATACGCGAATCTATTCTACTCTTTTAATTTCTAATGATTGTAAACATCGTTGGCGTGGTAGATACAATGAAGACACTGATATCTGTCTGCGTGTTCTAAAAGATGGTGATTGTACAATTCAATTCAACGCATTTCTACAAGGTAAAGCAGCAACACAAACTGTAAAAGGTGGTAATACAGAAGAGTTCTACCATAAAGAAGGTAACATGTCTAAAGAAGAGTGGCGAGATGGTAGACTTAATCCAGAAGGCACCAAGAACAAATCTCAGATGTTGGTCGATCTTCATCCTGACGTTGCAACGATGGTAAAGAAGTACGGTCGTTGGCACCACTACGTTGACTATTCAATCTTCAAAAAGAATGAACTGATACTAAAACCAGATGTTGTTGTCCCAGAAGGTACCAACAACTATGGTATGAAGTTAGTAAAAAATTTCGTCAAGCAAAATTCTGCTTGACTTCCAGCATATATAGTAGTATACTATATTTTACTCGCAAGAGTATTTTTCGTGAACTGATAATGGAGAAACATAATGGAAAAAATGAATGTTAAAGATCGTATGCTTGCTGTCCTCAAACAGAAAGAGGGCTACAACACCTTTACGGTAAAGCAAGCACGCCGTCGATTTGGTATTGAGAACGTGGCAGCACGAATCAGTGAACTTCGTCAAGAAGGTCATTGCATCTACACAAACACTAAAACGTTGCAAGATGGACGTAAGATTAACTTTTATCGGTTAGGTACTCCAACTAAAGCACTTGTTAAAGCTGCACTACAATCTGGTTACTCGCTAGGTTAATATCATCTTGTAGGTGCCAAGAGGAGCGTAATGCTCCTCTTTTTCTATAAAAATGGAGTTGTTATGGAAATTTCTATCAAAGCCGAAGATCTGCAAAAGAAAAGCATCTTCGTTGCCACGCCAATGTATGGTGGGCAGAATCACGGACTCTATATGAAAGCATGCCTTGACCTTCAAGGTCTTTGCGTTCAGTATGGAATCAACATTAAATTCTCGTTTCTATTTAATGAGTCTTTGATTACTCGGGCACGAAACTATCTTGTTGATGAGTTCTTGCATCGATCAGATTGTTCACATCTTTTGTTTATCGACTCTGATATTCATTTCAATCCACAAGATGTTCTGGCTATGCTTGCACTCGATAAAGATGTTATTGGTGGTCCATATCCGAAGAAATCTATTAAATGGCGCTCAGTTGCAAAAGCTTTGATCTCAAATCCTGGCATGGATCCAGGTTTGCTTGAGAAAGTGACTGGTGATTATGTATTCAATCCAGTTAAAGGTACTTCACAGTTTTCTGTGTCTGAACCATTAGAAGTAATGGAAATCGGCACTGGATTTATGATGGTAAAGCGTGAAGTATTCCCTCAGTTTGAGAAACAGTATCCAGAACTTAAATACAAACCAGATCATGTTGGTCAAGCCAACTTTGATGGTACTCGATACATTCATGCATACTTTGATACTGTGATTGATAAAGTGTCTGAGCGTTATCTCTCTGAAGATTATATGTTCTGTCAATGGTGGCGTAATATGGGTGGCAAGATTTGGCTATGCCCGTGGATGCGCACTCAACACATTGGCACCTATCACTTCCAAGGAGACATGCCAGCAGTGGCAAATTATGTTGGAGAAATGTAATGTTTGTTGGTGTTGTAGGATTCATCGGTTCTGGTAAAGGAGCCGTTGGAGACATATTATCGAAATTTGGTTTTGAAAAGATTAGTTTTGGATCCCATCTTAAAGATGTAACTTCTGTTATGTTTGGATGGGATCGCAAACTTCTTGAAGGCGACACTGTTGAATCGAGAGAGTTTAGAGAGAAGATAGACCCTTTCTGGTCTAAGAAACTCAATCGTGAATTTACACCCCGTCTTGCATTACAACTAATGGGTACAGAAGTTGGTCGTAATGTATTTGGTGAAAGTCTATGGATTGATGCACTAGAAAATAAAATCAATAAAGATGAAAACTATGTCATCACAGATGTTCGATTTCAAAATGAAATTGATTGGGTTAAAAATCAAAAAGGTATTCTAATAGAAGTTAGAAGAGATGAACTTCCTCGATGGTACAAAGTTGCTGCACTTGCAAACACCGGATGTGGACACTCTTTGAATGTCATGCGAGATATTGGAATTCATGAGTCTGAATGGAAGTGGATCGGCAGACAGAATGTCGATCATGTGATTAGAAATGATGGAAGCCTAGATGATCTTGAACAAAGCATCATTTCGTGCTTGATAATGTTCTACGGACATGTTATAGTTGATGAACTTACTAAAGGAGTATTGTTATGAAAATGTCTAACGACACTATGAATATTTTGAAAAACTTCACTGGAATTAACGAAAGTATTTTCGTCAAGGCTGGTAATGTTTTAGAAACAATTTCGAAAAAGAAAAACATTCTTGCACGAGCAGAAGTGTCAGAATCTTTTCCAACTGAGTTTGGCGTGTATGATGTTAATAACTTTTTGACTGTTATTACACTCGACAAGACTGGAGTTCCAGAACTTGAATTTAACGATAAAGAAATCGTTATCAATATGCTTTCTGGTCGCAGTAAGATTCGGTATCGCAAAGCAAACAAAGAAACTATTCTTGTTCCGCCAGAAAAGAAAATCAACATGGACTCAGCCGAGATCAAGTTTACTCTTGTTGCTGCTGACTTTGAATGGATCACTAAAGTTGCAAGTGTACTGAGTTCGCCACACGTTGCATTTATTTCTGATGGTACTAAAGTATCTGTTGAAACGTTTGATAAAATGGATGATGCTGCTCATGTGAATGCGACTGAGATTGGTGAGTTCCCAAGTACAAGTGGATTCAAAATGATCTTTGCTGCTGAGAATCTCAAGTTGATTGCAGGTTCTTATGACGTTGTTATTTCTGCAAAGGGTATTTCGCATTTCAAGAACAAGAATGCTCCAATTGAATATTGGATCACTACTGAATCGGGTTCTAGTTACGGCGTTTGATTATTTTTTATATTATGGAGATTGTGAATGGAAAGTCAAATGTTGTGGGTCGAGAAGTATCGACCCCACAAAGTCGCTGATTGTATTCTCCCAGAAACCCTTAAAACAACATTTCAGGAATATGTCAATAGAAAAGAAATCCCCAATCTGCTTCTTGCTGGATCCGCAGGTGTTGGTAAAACAACAATTGCCAAAGCTCTCTGTGAAGAAGTCGGTTGCGACTATATTGTCATCAACGGTTCTGACGAGAGTGGTATTGATACATTCCGCAATAAAATCAAAAACTATGCATCTTCAATGAGTCTTTCTGGTGGTCGAAAGGTCATCATTATTGACGAAGCAGATTATCTAAATCCTAACTCTACTCAACCTGCACTTCGTGGTGCGATTGAAGAATTTGCAGTTAACTGTTCATTCATCTTTACTTGTAATTACAAGAATCGCATTATCGAACCTCTCCATTCTCGGTGTTCTGTTGTTGAATTCAAGATTCAGAATGGACAGAAAGCAAAGATGGCATCTCAATTCTTTAAGCGAGTTGAGAACATTCTTCGTAATGAGAATGTACAGTTTGATAAAGAAGTTGTTGCTGCTGTTATCACTAAGCATTTTCCAGACAATCGACGCATTCTAAATGAATTGCAACGATATGCTGTGTCTGGTTCTATCGATAAAGGTATTCTCGCATCTGTTGCAGATCTTCAGATCAATGAACTAGTTAAAGCAATCAAATCGAAAGATTTCACTTCTGCACGTAAGTGGGTAACTAATAACATTGACAATGATCCTAAAACGATTCTTCGTAAGATCTATGATTCGTTGTATGACTTTCTGAAACCAGATAGTATTCCACAAGCAGTTCTAATTCTTGCAAAGTATCAGTATCAGGCAGCATTCGTTGCAGATCAAGAGATCAATCTAGTTGCATGTCTAATTGAATTTATGATGGAATGCGAATTTAAATGAGCGATCTATTTAAAGAAATCGTACCATCGATTCTTCAAACTAAGAAGTACACTTATTCACAAGAAACTTATAAACCTTTTGTAGTTAATAAAGCATTATCATATCATATGGACTGCATCATGTATGCAAATCAGATGAATATGTCTTCAACAATTGATTCTGAACTACAATATCAGTATCTTCTAAATACTATTCGTGCAATGAAGCGTAAGTTTCAACCATGGCAAAAAGCACAAAGTATTGAAGATTTGGAGTGCGTTAAAGAATACTATGGTTACTCTAATGCGAAAGCAAAAGAAGCACTGCGTATCTTAAATAAAGACCAGATATCTTTGATAAAAGAAAAACTAGACAAAGGTGGAGTGAAGAATAATGATAAGAATCGAAGATCTGGTTGAAGTAACACTTGAACAAAAAGATGACTTTCTTAAAGTGCGTGAAACGTTAACTCGCATTGGCGTTGCTTCTAAAAAAGAAAAGACTCTTTTTCAATCGTGTCACATTCTACATAAACAGGGTAAGTACTACATTGTCCACTTCAAAGAACTCTTTGCTTTAGATGGTAAAGAAACTGACTTCTCTGAGAACGATGTGGCACGTAGAAATACTATTGCGAATCTTCTAGAAGATTGGGAACTTCTAAGAATCGTAGATGAATATAAGACTGAAGAACCAACAGTCTCATTGTCACAAATCAAAATTCTTTCACATAAAGAAAAAGGTGAGTGGCAGTTAATTCCTAAATATAATATTGGATCTAAAAAAGTACTCAATAAAGAGTAATTTTGTATAAATAATAAAGTGAATGCCGTAAGGGTTCACGTTATTATCAACTCGCTTTAATTAGGAGAAAATTATGACTCTATCATATGGCAAATCTTTGCTTCCAGCCACCGTTGGCTTTGATCGTCTACTTAGCACCTTCGAAGAATTCGATACGTTGCTAACAACAAAGACGCAGACTTATCCACCCTATAATATCATCAAAGAAGATGAATGCAATTATATTATTGAAATTGCAGTCTCTGGATTTAAACGTGATGACATTGAAATCACATCTGAAGGTGGAAGACTAACAGTGAATGGTGCAATTAAAACAGTAAGATCGTCTGAAAACTTTCTACATCGTGGAATCGGTACCCGTGACTTCTTCCATAAGTTCGTTCTTGCTGAAACCATCGTTGTGAAAGATGCTGATCTAGTTGATGGACTTCTTGTTATTAAACTGGAAAATGTTATTCCAGATGAGAAGAAGCCTCGCAAGATTCCTATCGGACAACCTGTTGCACCTAAACAACAGTTGAAAGATAAGACTTGACAACTAGTGTAGTGTGATGTATAATTCCAAGTAAGCGTAAAAACTTACTTGGAATCTAAATTATGAAAAAGAATCATCTAAACAAACCGATCAAACTGCGAAACAAAGTGACGCAGGATATCTACTTTACTTTTCACGACTGGCCATCGAAAGAAATTGATGGTGTCAGTTTTGTTTCTGTTGTTCCTGACAATCTACTAAATAAACTTCCAATGCAGAAACATTGGATGCGTGAAGATTCACTTGTAAAATCAAAATAACCGTCTGTAGCTCAGTGGATAGAGCAACAGCCTTCTAAGCTGTGGGTCGCAGGTTCGATTCCTGCCAGACGGGCCAACTTAACTTAAGGAGTTTGTATGAAATACGAATGTCAAGTATGTAGTCATATTCATGATGAAGAAGTTGATGGTAAGTTTGAAGACTTGCCAATGTTCTATCTTTGTCCAAGTTGTGGTTGCCACAAAGATGAATATCTTCCTTTAGAAACTGAATGAAACAAAAATTTATTGATGCGTTTATGAAGACGGCAGAAGTCTTTGCAGAACTATCATCTGCTAGGCGACTTCATGTCGGTGCAATCGTTGTAAAACAAGATCGAATCATCTCAATCGGATATAACGGTATGCCATCTGGATGGGATAATAATTGTGAAAATGAGATACAACAAGTTGACGAACAAGATTTTCTGCGTATTACGTTAAAAACTAAACCTGAGGTACTTCATGCAGAAACAAATGCTATTGCAAAATTGGCTAAGTCTACAGAATCTGGAGACGGCGCTACTATGTTCGTTACTCATGCACCTTGTATGGATTGCGCTAAGTTAATATATCAATCTGGTATTACAAGTTTGTATTATAGAAATTCTTATCGTGATGAATCTGGTTTGAACTTTCTAAGAACTGCTAATGTTGATATCTATCAAGTTAGTCTCTAGTAGTTCAAAGTCATTTATACCAAAGTGATAATCTTCCAGTATCTCTAACATTAGTTTAAATACTATCATCTGTCTTGTTAGGTTTGAAAGATCAGATTCTCTTCGTTTGATTAGACTTTCAACAAAGTTCTTGAGTATGTTTTCACCTTTAGATTTGGTCCAAAGTTTTTCATAAGTAAGTTTAGAATTACGAATGTGTCGTTTACAGGTGTCAATTTGATTAATGACTGCCTGTGTAGTCTGATTTATATCAGACTTCATTTTTATTATAGGATCATCAATTTCACAATTTAATTCAGGTACGTATTGATTGATCATATTATTAAGACGTTCTAGAGCTTCGTTTCGGATAGTAAACTCTGCGCTGAATTTACCTGTTCGATCATACTCTTGTCTTCTTATTGGATCACTAAGTACTTCATATGCAAGTTTAATTCGTTTGAATCGTTCTTCATCACCATCTTCTTTATCTGGATGGTATTTCTGTGCATATATTTTATAGTTATGTCTAATTTCTTCTTGCGAAGATGTTGACAAAACTCCTAGTTCTTGGTATAATGTCATTGTTGCTCTTTTTGTTTTATTTATGCCCTGGTGGTGGAATGGTAGACACGCATGACTTAGGATCATGTGCAGAGATGCGTGAGAGTTCGAGTCTCTCCTAGGGCACCACTTAATAGGAAATTGTTATGTTTATCAAACTCACTAATGCTTCACCTGCACACAAAGGTAAAAAACTTTTGATTAGAAAAGACTTGATTGTAACTGTTCATAGAGGTATCGCAGTCAGAGAAGATGAAACGGTTGACGAAGCAACATTTGTTTTTGCTCCGCCTCACGGCACATGGGAAGTGGAAGAAGATATTGATAAAATTGCATCGTTGTTGAAATAAATAGAAGTTCTAAGCCCTTTTAGTTCTAGTGGTAAAACGTCGGTTTTGTAATCCGAATTCGGCAGTTCGATTCTGTCAAGGGGCACCATTAAAAAGGAGAACATCATGACTACAACAGCAAGAAGAAAAGCAAGTCAGAAGAAACTAGATAATAAAGATAAAGGTGTTGATAAAGAAAGAAGTCCTCATTGGCCATCTGTTCAACATCATTTCATTCAAAAACATCCATCTTGTGCTGCTTGTGGTTCCACTCAACATCTCAACGTGCATCATGTGCAGCCATTTCATCTTCATCCAGAATTAGAGTTAGAAGAGAGTAATCTAATCACTCTTTGTATGGATAATGATTGTCATTTGTTAATCGGTCATGGTGATAGTTTTAAAGCATACAATCCAAATGTAAGAGAAGATGCTGCATCAGTTCTACAGAACGTATCGAATCTCAAAGTTGTTCTAAAAGAAACAGCAGAGAAAGCAAAAAGTCAAAGACTTCTTGCGTGACATTAATAGAACAATTAGTTGAGTTAGCACAAGAGATAGAGTCTGAAGATCCTATCGATTGGGGAATGCTTTCTGTAAATGAATCTGATGCTTATAAGATGATTGCAACAAGTGTGTTAGAGAATTATCTAAACACAGATGCCGATTCTAGAGACATTATGATGTTATCAACAATTGTTAAATTAACAGTTGAGAACTTTGTTTTAAATTTAAAATTATATGTATCATCGCAAAATCAATCTGAATGATGTTAAAGAATATGTTTCTAATTGCGATCCCGATACTAAAATCTATCTAGGTTGTGACTCAGAGAGAATCAACGTAAGAGGCGTGTGGCATGCTGATTACGTAGTTGCAATTGTAATCCATATTAATGGTAACAACGGATGCAAAATCTTTGGTCAAGTCACCCGAGAACGTGACTTCGATAAATCAAATAAGAAACCAAGAATGCGTCTGATGAATGAAGTATACAAAGTTGCAGAAATGTATTTAAAATTAGCAGAAATAATCGATAACGATATCGAAGTACATCTTGACATCAACCCAAATGAGATGTATAATTCTAGTGTGGTGATCAACGAAGCGATTGGATATATCAAGGGCATGTGTAACGTAGTGCCTCTGGTTAAGCCAAAAGCGTTTGCTGCATCTTACGCAGCGGATCGATTGAAGAGTTTGTTTGGTTAGTTATTGCGGGGATGATATAGTGGCAATATCCAGAATACCTTTCTGGTACGGAGTGTTCGATTCCTCCTCCCCGCTCCATTTATTTTTGAGGTAGTGATAAAACTATGAACTTACAAAATCTCGAACAATTTAATTATAAAAATTTCAATGTATTAGTGAGACCTAATACCAGCGATTCTTTTGTTGTTAAAGAAGTTCTTAGTGGAGAATATAGAAAGTTGTGCTTACAGAAACAAGATATAGTCCTAGATTTAGGATCTAATATAGGCATGTTCGCTTTGTATGCTAATGATAAAGCAAAAGAAATTATCTGCTTTGAACCTGAATTGGATAATTATAACTTATCCCTACAAAACTTAAAACTAAACAATATCAACAATGTAATAGTTAACAATGCTGCTGTAGTTGGAAATTACGATACACAAAGATATTTTTCTATTAATACAAAGAAAAATAAAGGCGCACATTCACTTGTTAGTAAACGTGGTAGAGATACATCTGTCGTACAATGTGAAAATATAAACACCATAATTGATACATATAATCCTACATGTATAAAAATGGATGTTGAAGGTGGTGAATATGAAATTTTGCCAGCGATTAAAGATTGGACTAATATAAATCAAATTATTCTAGAATTTCATCATGCTCATCTTAATGATACAACAAAAGAAAAGTTTCATAAAATTCTAGAATTATTAAGTAATATATTTACTAATGTAGATTTCAGAAAAGATCCAAAAGGCGCTTGGGTTAGTATAATATATTGTAGGAAATAATATTCAAATGCGGTAGTGGTGGAACGGTATACACAGCAGACTTAAAATCTGCCGCCGAGAGGCTTGAGGGTTCGAATCCCTCCTTCCGCACCAATTTTGGACCCATAGCTTAATGGTAAAGCGTTCGACTCATAATCGATTGAGTCTAGGTTCAATTCCTAGTGGGTCCACCAATTCTTAATAAGGAAATTAATATGTCTGTTGATAAAGGCGTTCTAGGTTTGAAACTCGTTACTGGTGAAGATCTTCTTGCAAAAGTTGGTCAAACATCAGATAATAAATGGATTCTTTCAAATCCAGTTCAATTGCGTATGGTTCCATCTCAGATTGCAGGATCTCAACCAAGTATTGGGTTTGTTCCATTTCCATCACTAGCAAAACAAAAAACCGATGCAGTCACTATCCTTGACGATATTCATGTGGTATACTCGTATATCCCTGACGAACAGATCACATCTCAATACAACTCGATCTTCGGATCTGGCATCGTCACTGCATCGAAACAAATCATCACTGGTTAATTAATGAGTTTTCATTTCTACACGAACGTACAGTGTATTGGTAATAACATATTTTATCGTGGCGTTGTTGACAACAAGCGTGCCAAACTCAAGATAAAGTATCAGCCTTCTTTCTACGAGAAGTCTAAGTCTATTACCAAATTCACTAATCTTGCTGGAGAATATCTTCAGCAGATTCGATTCGACTCTATTTCTGAAGCCCGAGAATACTACAAGCAATTTGATGGTGTCTCGGGTAAAATCATTTATGGTAACAATCGATATGAATATGCGTTCATTGGTGAACAGCATAAGAAATCTGTCGAGTGGGATAAAGATCGAATCGTAATTTGTTTTCTAGATATCGAGGTTGGTTCTGAGAATGGATTTCCAAATCCATATCTTGCAACTGAGCCAGTAACTGCTATTGGCATGAAATATCACAATGGCAATATGTATGTCTATGGTTGTGGTGAATTTAATAATTATCGTGATGATGTAACTTACTTTCGATGCAAAGATGAATATTCTTTGCTGAAACGTTTTCTTGACGATTGGATTGCAAATTATCCAGATATTATCACTGGTTGGAATACCAACTTCTTTGATACTCCGTATCTGATTAATCGTATTCGCAAGATTCTTGGTGAAGAACAAGCAAAGAAATTGTCGCCTTGGAATATGATTTCTGAACGTGAAGTCACTGTCAGAGGTCGTAAACAAACGGCATATGAACTTATTGGTATTACTGATCTCGACTATCTTGAATTGTATCGTTGGTTCTCGCCTGGTGGTAAATCACAAGAGTCGTATAAACTTGATAACATTGCTAACGTAGAACTTGGTGAAAGTAAGTTGTCGTATGAAGAGTATGACAATCTTCATGATTTGTACAAACATAATTATCAAAAGTTTATCGAGTACAACATCAAAGACGTTGAACTCATTGTTCGCATGGAAGACAAGTTAAAACTTCTTGAACTTGCGTTGACTCTTGCATATGACACGAAGACAAATTATAATGATGTGTTTGCACAGACTCGTATGTGGGATGCATTGACTTACAATCATCTTCTTGCAAAGAATGTCGTTGTGCCTCCTCGTGTGTTTCAGAGTAAAACTGAAGCGTTCGAGGGTGCGTATGTTAAAGATCCACAAGTTGGTAAACATGATTGGGTTGCATCATTTGATTTGAATTCTCTGTATCCACATTTGATTATTCAATACAATCTGTCACCAGAAACTTTGATTGATGCCGAGAATTACACACCAGAAATGCGTCAGATTATTTCTCAAAGCATTAACGTAGAATCTCTTCTTCAAAAGAAGATTGATCTTTCTAGTCTGAAAGATGTTACGTTGACGCCTAATGGTCAATTCTTCCGTACAGATATTCAAGGTTTCTTGCCAAAGATGATGGAAGAGATGTATGAAGATCGCAAGAAGTTTAAGAAGTTGATGCTTCAAGCAAAGCAAGAATATGAACTTGAAACTGATGCAAGAAAGAAGTATGAGATTTCTAAACGAATTGCACGGTACGATAATCTGCAACTTGCAAAGAAGTTGTCTTTGAATTCTGCGTATGGTGCGCTTGGTAGTCAATACTTTAGATTCTATGATCTTCGTATTGCACTTGCAGTTACTACTGCCGGTCAATTGTCTATTCGTTGGATCGAATCTAAACTTAATCAATACATGAATAAGATGTTGAACACATCTGATGATTATGTTATTGCATCAGATACTGATTCAATTTATCTTAGACTTGGTCCTATCGTAAACAAATTTCTAAAATCTGATACTGATTCAAATAAAGTTATTGAGTTTATGGATCGAGTTTGTGAAGATAAGATTCAACCGTTTATCGATAGATCTTATGGAGAACTTGCTGAATACGTTCATGCATATGCACAAAAGATGCAAATGAAACGTGAAGCACTGGCAGATAAAGCAATCTGGACTGCAAAGAAACGTTATATCATGCATGTGTTTAATAACGAGGGTGTGCAATATGCAACACCTAAGATGAAAGTCATGGGTCT